GCGGCGGGAAATATCTTGGCGGTATTTGCCACCAATGACGACGGCGAGAAATGGGAACTCGACCGATTTGAGCCGATGCGGCTGTCGACGCGGGAATTGCGGCGCCGGATAAAGGACTCGGGTCGAAAAGACAGCGATAACACGAAACGTCGCAAGCGTTTTCCCGGCGGCATGCTGAACATAGTGAGCGCGGGTCGCGCCGGCCGCCTCAAGTCCTCGACCATTCGCTATGTGCTCCTTGAGGAAATAGACGAATACCTGTTAAACGTCGACGGGCAGGGAAACCCGATTGACATGGCTCGCAATCGGACAAGTAACTTTGGCCGACGGGCGAAGATCTACGCGAACAGCACTCCGACGATCGAGGGTCGGTCGCAGATAGAAAAACTGTACTTGCGCGGCGATCAGCGCCGGTACTTCATGCGCTGCCCGGAATGTCGTCACCCCCAGTTTTTCGACTGGGATAAAGGCATGAAGTGGACGAAAGGCGACCCTGATAGCGTCGCCTACTATTGCTGCGCAGAAGGGTGCGGCGTGGGCAGTCCCGAACATGCCTGGAAAACTCGCGGATTCGATGGCGCGTACTGGATGCCCACTGCGGCCGGTGACGGCGAGACGGCATCCTTTCACCTCAGCTCCATATATGCGCCCCTCGGCTGGGGCCGTGACTGGTCGAAGCTGGTGCGTGAGCGCGAGGCCGGCGACCTCGACCAGGACAAGATGATTATTTTCGTGAACAACGTGCTGGCGCAGTGCTGGCGCGACAAGAGTCGCGAGCTCAAGTGGGAGACGATAAAACGGCGAGGCGAGTCCTACAAGCTTCGGCAAGTGCCGGTCGGTTGCCTGATCGTCACGATGTCGGTTGACACTCAGAACGATCGGCTCGAAGTCCAGTGGGATGGCTGGGGCCGAAATATGCGGAATTGGACCCTCGATCACGTGATCATTCTCGGCGATCCGTCCACGCCGGAGCCATGGGCAGAGCTCGATCGTTTGTTGGAGAAGTCGCTCGAAAATTCATTCGGAGTGCCGCTTCGCGTCCAGTTGTGCGCCGTCGACTCGGGAGGCGGCAGGACGCAAGACGTATACGACTACTGCCGAACTCGGTATCACCGTGGAGTGTTCGCCATCAAGGGAGCATCCGAACGCGGCAAGCCGATCATTGGCCGGGCCACGGACCAGGACGTCAACGTGCGCGGAAAGACGTATGACAAGGGCGTGAAGCTTTGGCCCGTGGGCACGGACACTGCAAAAAGCAAGATATTCGGGGCGCTCCTCCTCGATGAGGAGCGCGAGCTCGTCGAGCGCCAGATTCACTTTTCAATGGACCTGGCCGACGAGTACTACAAGCAGCTGGTCGCTGAGGTCTACAACCCGATCAAAAACCGCTGGGATAAGATCCGGCCGCGTAATGAAGCGCTGGATCTGAAGGTCTATGCGTATGCCTGCGCATATCATCCTGCTCTCCGGCTCAACGTCATGAGCGATGCGGACTGGCTGGCGATCGAAAACGTCGTCGAGCCACGGATCCGCGATTTGCTGGCGCCGCTAGCCGAGTCGGCCGACCTCGCGGATTCCGCGGTCGCGGATCTCGCGGTGTCGGCGGTTGCCACACCTGTGCAGCAAGTACCTGTGAAGCAGAACCAAGCGCCACGCGATAACGCGTGGATGCCGCGGCGTAATAACTGGTTTTTGAGGCGGTAACAATGGCGATAACGCAAGCGAATCTCGATGTATTGGACGCGGCAATTAGCGCTGGCGTGCTTACCGTTGAGTATGACGGCAAGCGAATCACCTATCAGCGGATCGACATGCTAATTAAAGCCCGCGATCTCATCGCGACGCAGCTTGCTCGTCAGGCCAATGGCGGTCGCGCCGGCGCCAGCGTCGGTTTCATCAACCAGAACTGACCCAATGAAAGTAACTTTTCTCGACCGGGCGATCGGCTGGGTCAGTCCCGTCGCCGGCGCCAGGCGCGTGCTCGCGCGCAAACACATTGCGGACACAATCCGCTCCTTCGACGGGGCCGCGCGCGGCACGCGTGGCGCCGGCTGGAAAACTTCTGGGGCCAGCGCCAATGCTGAGCTGGGCCCGGCGCTCAACGTTCTGCGCAATCGGTCCCGCGACTTGGTGCGCAATGACGGCCACATAAAGCACGCGCTGACAGTGCGTGCAGCGAATGCCGTCGGCACCGGCATTGTGCTCAAGCTGAAAAACAAAAAAGCACAAAAGGCTTGGAAAAAATGGGTAAAGGTCTGCGATGGCGGTGGTTTGCTCGACTTCTACGGCATTCAGGCGCAAGTATGGCGGGCGGTTGAAGAATCAGGCGAGGTACTAGTGCGATTCCGCGTGCGGCGGCCCAGCGACGGCCTGGCCGTGCCACTGCAACTGCAGGTTCTGGAGGCGGATTACCTCGACGCGCTCAAAACAGGCCCGGTCGATGGTGGCTTCTGCATTCTGGGAGTGCAATTCAACTTAATCGGGCAGCGCACCGGTTATTGGTTGTTCGATCAGCATCCTGGGGAGGTTGCGCAGGTTCCGAAATCGTTTGTCAGCAAGTTCGTGCCCGCCAGCGAGGTGATTCACTTGTTCGACGCGACGCAGCGTCCTGGTAGCGTGCGCGGATTTCCGCAATTTGCCGTGTCGATTTGGGCCGCCAAGAATTCGGCCGAGTATCGGGACGCGGAGCGCATCCGCAAGAAAGTCGAGGCCTGCTTCGCGGCATTTGTGACGACTGGGGATCCGCAATTGCGGCTCGGCACGCCCACGACCGTCGCATCCGCTCCGTTGGACGCGAACAGTCAGCCCGTCCGTGCGGAGTCGCTGCAGCCCGGCCTTATCGAGTATCTGCTTGCCGGTGAAGATGTCAAATTCGCAGCGCCCGCCAGCAGCGATGGCTATGAAGATGCCATACGGGTCGATCAGCGCGAGATGGCCGCCGGTGGGGACGTCACTTACGAGCAAATGACTGGCGATTACTCTCAGGTGAATTTCACCAGCGGCCGCATGGGGAAGATCGACTTCAAGCGGATCCTTGAGCAAAAGCAGTGGCTGATGTTTATGCCGATGTTCTGCAACGTTGTTGCCGATCGTTTCTTGGCCGTGGCGTACCTGGCCGGCGAGATCGGGTCCACCGACATCGATTACGATTGGACGCCGCCCCGAATCGAGTTTATCGACCCGCAACGTGAGGTGGCTGGACTGGTGGCCGCGATCGAAGCGAAGCTCCAAAGCCGCCGCGGCACTATTCGGCTTATGGGCGAGGATCCGGACGAGGTCGACAAGGAAATCCGCGAAGATCCACTCGGTCCCGTTCCGGCGGAAACGATCAGCGAAACGCTGTAACACGTCTCTTTTTCCACCACTAAACGCCCGCCGCTGCGCGGGCGTTTCCTATTGAGGCCTCCGATGCCCGCTCCTGCAAGAAATAGGGCTGCACCGCCCACGAGAATGCCGCTTGAAACGCGGATGGTCCCGGTGACGTCCTTCGACTCGGCCAGCCGTACCTTCCGGTGTGACTGGACCACTGGGGCACAGGTTCGTCAATATGACTGGTGGAACGATCGCTTCTACTTGTCGGATCTGCCACTTGAAAACGCCGATTTGTCGCGGCTTCAGTCCAAAACCGCGCCGTTTCTCAACACGCACAATGCGTCTGACATCAGCGCCGTTCTCGGTGTCATCGAAGGCGCCACCGTCAGTGGCGAGACTGGCTCCGCCGATGTCCGCCTTTCGCAGCGAGCAGACGTGGACACGATCTGGCAGGACATCCAGGACAGGATCCTGTGCAACGTGTCGCTCGGCGCCAAGCTCAACTCGGTCGCCATGATTCCGCCTGGCGTCGAAGAGAACATCGATTGGATTTACCGCGCCATGAGCTGGCAGCCCATGGAAATCTCTGTCGTACCAATCAACGCCGATCAAGACGCGATCATTCGGTCGGCTCAGCCCGTTGACGGCACACCGCTTTACCCCTGCGAATTCGTCGTGCGAGGCGCAGGGCTTCCCACCGGGGCACCCGCCTCGCAACGTAACCAAGGAAATGATATGCCCCGTGAATTGACCCCCGAAGAAATCGCCCAAGCCGCGGATGCTGAAGCCGCACGGGCAGCCGACACTGTTCGGCAAGTCGACGCGTCTCGTGCCGCCGGCGTCGAGGCGGAGCGCACTCGCTGTCGTGAGCTCCGCGAAGCCGTACGCGCCAGCACCCTTGAGAATCGCGAGGCTCTGTTGGAAGGCTTTATCAGTCGCGGCGTGACCGCCGATGCCGCGCGCACCGAAATCCTCCGACTGATGGCAGAGCGCAGCGATGCCGCAAACATCAATCCAAACGTTCGCACTGTCACCGACGAAACGGAGACACGTCGCGAAGCCATGCTCGATTCGATGCTGCATCGGGTGAACCCGGGTCGTGCACTGACGGAGGCTGGACGCCAGTATCGCGGTTTGTCCTTGCTTGAACTCTGCCGTGCGTCACTCGATACGGTCGGAGTCAACACGCGCGGGATGGATAAGCGCCAGGTCGCCGGTCTGGCGCTCGGTCTCGAGAATCGCTCCGGTTACAACACGACCTCGGATCTCCCGTTCGTGTTCGGGAGCGTGATCAATCGGACCATGCGTGAAGCATATTCTGTGGCTCCGAAGACCTTCACTTCGTGGGCGCGTCCGGGAACGCTGACTGACTTCCGCATTTCCTCGCGAATCCAGGTCGACGGCGCTCTCAAGTTCGAAAAAATCAACGAAGCGGGCGAATACAAGTATGGATCCCTGGTCGATAGCGGGGAGACGATTCAGCTGGCTTCGTACGGCAAGATTGTCGCGTTCACGCGCCAAATGATTATCAACGACGACCTGTCGGCCTTGCAGCGCGTTCCGTTGTTCTTTGGCCGCGCTGCGGCAAATCTGGAATCGGACACGGTGTACGGCATCCTCACTGGCAATCCCCAGATGTCTGACGGCGTCGCCGTCTTCGCCGCCGGTCACAAGAA